AAGGTACAGTGAAGCGTTTTATAGCGTTCAAGGCGAAGGCAAGTTCGTAGGAGTACCCAGTGTATTCCTACGCACATTTGGTTGTAACTTTCGTTGTAAAAAGTTTGGCAGAGACAAAAGCGAAGTTTATGCTAAGAATGAGCCTAATCCAGAAGTTGCCGAAGTCATTAAAAACCTCGATAAGTACAACGAGTTTGAAGAGCTTCCAATTATTCACACAGGCTGTGATACATATGCAAGTATCTATCCAGAGTTCAAGCGTTTTATGACAGACGCTGAAACCGATGCTGTTGTAGAACGGTTGCTAGCATTGACTCCAACAGGTAAATGGACTCTTGACAGTGGACAAGATATTCATTTAATTATTACAGGTGGCGAACCTTTGTTGGGATGGCAAAGGAACTATGTTGAACTATTCAATCATCCAAGAATGCAGGATCTAAAAAATGTTACTTTTGAGACAAATGGTACACAACCTCTCAGAGAGGACTTTATCAGTTTTATCGAGAATCAAGACAGAATACGATTCACGTTCTCATGTAGTCCAAAACTATCCGTATCGGGAGAGTCTTGGAGTGATGCTATCCGCCCTGGTGTTGTTGGTAGTTACAATAGCCTTTCTAATAGCGATCTTTATCTCAAGTTTGTTGTTGCTGACAGCGACGATGTTGACGAAGTTACTAGAGCAGTTGAAGAATATCGCAATGTCGGTGTGGTCTGCCCTGTGTATACAATGCCGTTGGGTGGTAGGTATGACGAGTACAAAGAAAACGCCCAACGAGTCGCAGGACTTGCAATGGAACGAGGCTGGCGCTATACCCCAAGACTACACGTTGACATCTTTGGAAACGCATGGGGAACCTAAGTATAAAAACGACCAACATAAACGTGCAATGACTGCGCCTGTTTGGGACGAAGAACACATGGATAGAATAAGAAAGAGTGGTATCTAATGGGCTTGTTTGATAAGTTTACAAAAAAAGCAAAACCTGAAAAGCCTACGCCCAAACGTAAAACCAAAAGCGAAAAAGAGTTGGCTACTGAAGCTGGCGAGCCTTGGGTTAAAGTTATCAGCTTTGAAGTTGATCCTGAAGATCCAGGCAACGGTGCGTTTGAAATTGATTACAATGACAAGTTCTTGTCGCAACTCGTCAGAGCAGGCTATCAAAAGGAACGCAACGAATCTGAAGATCGTATTGTTGATCGTTGGTTCCAAGATATTTGCAGAAACGTACTAATGGAAAACTATGAGCAGTGGGAGGCAGATCCTGCTATGCGTCCAAGACCAAGTGAAGTAAAGCGTGATGACGGACGCAGTGAAGTCAGCTAAACCTGTACTCTACATCAACGGTGACAGTCATAGTGCAGGTGCCGAAGCCGTAGTTCCATTTTCATTCGCAGAAGATGATCCTTGGGAATTTCCTCCGCCAAATCGTCAGCCACATCCAAAGAATGTTGTTGCAAGTTTTGGCAATGTACTAGCAGACCTATTAGGTTGGGATGCAGTAAACAATAGTGAAAGTGCTTCAAGTAATCAACGCATTATTAGAACCACAGAAGAATGGCTAGCAGATAATCCAAAACCAAATTTGGTACTGATTGGATGGAGTACATGGGAACGTGAAGAATGGTTGCACGAAGGCACATATTATCAGGTAAATGCTAGCGGTACTGACATGGTACCTGATGATTTGCGAGATAAATACAAACAGTGGATCATCAAACAAGCCGACAAAGAACTTGAATTAGAACTAGATTGGCATGAAAAAATTTGGTCTTGGCATCAAGACCTAGAAAATCGAGACATACCTCATTTATTTTTTAATACGTATTCCTATTTTCACAGATTCGCAGCCGAGCAAATGGTTAGACCACAATGGGGAAGTTCTTACATTGCTCCATATGACAGAGAATATACCTATTACTTTTGGTTAAAAGACCAAGGGTTTAGTACCGTAAATGAACATAGCTATCATTACGGTGTTGATGCTCACCAAGCCTGGGCAAACTTCTTACAAAAACAGGTTGACAACTCCAGATAAACATAGTATATTATCTTATAGTTGAATTAATCTATGAGCTTCAAATATGAGATATCTTATTGTAGACACTGCTAATACATTCTTTCGTGCTCGTCATAGTGCATTTAGAGGTGCAGATACTTGGACTAAACTAGGCTTTGCTATTCATGTTACACTGAGTAGTATTAACAAAGTATGGCGTGACCAAGAAGCAGATCATGTGGTGTTTTGTTTAGAAGGACGCAGTTGGCGCAAAGACTTTTATGATCCCTACAAGAAGAATCGTGCTGTTGCTCGTGCGGCACTAACTGAAGCAGAAGCAGAAGAAGATAAACTGTTTTGGGAAGCCTATGATGATCTCACTAGTTTTATTCGTGACCGTAGCAACTGTACAGTTCTACGTCACCCTAACTTAGAAGCTGACGATTTGATTGCAGGTTGGATACAGAGTCATCCCGAAGACGATCATATTATTGTTAGCAACGACAGTGACTTTTATCAACTGTTGGCTAAGAATGTACGTCAATACAATGGTGTTGCTAGTGAACTTTACACACTGGAAGGTGTGTTTAACGACAAAGGCAAGCCTGTTATTGATAAGAAAACTAAAGAGCCTAAAGCCGCACCTAACCCCGAGTGGTTACTGTTTGAAAAGTGTATGCGAGGCGATAGCAGTGACAACGTGTTCAGTGCTTATCCTGGTGTACGTACAAAAGGCACTAAGAACAAAGTTGGTTTGCAAGAAGCATTTGCGGATCGCAATACCAAAGGCTTTAACTGGAACAACTTGATGCTACAACGTTGGGTTGACCATAACGAAGAAGAACATCGTGTACTGGATGATTATGAACGCAACCGTACACTGATTGACCTCACTGCACAACCTGATGAGGTCAAAGAGATGATTGCCGGCACTATTGCAGAAGCAAGTGTGCCCAAGCAAATCTCACAAGTAGGAACAAAGTTCCTAAAGTTCTGTGGCAAGTATGAACTTAATCGCATCAGTGATCAGGCTCAACAGTATGCAGAACTATTATCAGCGGAGTATAAACAATGACACAAAAAACAGCAACTCCAGTAGTTTCAAACAAATTCTGGATCGTCGAAGAGGACGGCGAGAAAGTCGCAAATATCCAAGCAATCGAAGGTGGTGGATTTACCTACGTGCAGGATGGCAAGCGCGAACGTTTTCCAAACCTTAAAGACATTGAAGTTCGATACAATATTGTAGTGGGCAAGAAGTCTACTAAAAAGGATCTAAAAGCAACTACGCCAACACTGTACGGCTTTCCTGTGCAAGGAAAAACTTATAACGAAAGTTATAATGTACAAACACGTATTCCTGTGTATAGCAAGACTGCTAGTAGTAAGAGTATGTATTGTGCAGGCTACTACTGTGTTGAACTAGACACAGATGCTTGGATCAGTCACTTCTGTCCTAAACTAATTACCATCAAACGTTATCCATATTTGGGACCGTTTAAATCTGAGAATGAAATGTTAGAAGCATGGAAAATAGCTTGCCCACATCTCCAAAACTAACTGTTAGTTTACAAAAACTAGCAGACCAGATTAGAGTAGCACAACAATCAGGCAGAAAAGATGTCGTTATTGATATTAAACTTGCCAGTGGTGCTATCAATGAGATAACTAAAATACTACTATTGAACGTCGAGCTACATCAAATGTATCTTGACAATCAAGCTATTGCCGTTGAACTCGATGGCGGAAATTATATATTAAAACCTTAAATTTTTAGGTAAATAAACATAGCATATTATGGTGCTATTGTTCGATAAGAGATTGTATATGTCAAGACCTAAACCAAACGTTATAATTGAGTATGTAAATAAAAACACATACAAGTCAGATCAAGTCTTACAGAGCGAAGGTATTTGGGCTGTATTCTATGACGATGCACCTATTAACCTAAAGACACACAACATATTAGTTTCTTACCCCGGACCAAAATACAAGAAGGTCAGCTTCTCAAATCCA